GTCATTGATGCCAACAATACAACGTCAACCCCGCTTCTTGCTGGCGGTAACTTCACTGGCGCTTGGACCGAGATTAAAGACTATAACTCGATTAATCTCGGGGTCTTCTCAAACGTAGCGTCTGCGACCGATGGCCTCCGGATTGAGTACAGCTTTGACGGTGTATCGGTTCATCACTTCCATCTCTGGACATTCCCTGGTGGTGCGAACGGTATCGGATATCAGCTCTCTGCTGAGTTCAGATACTTCCGTATCAACTACACGAACGGAGCAAGCGCACAGGCTACTTTCCTACTTCAGAGTAACCTTAAGCCTACAGCTCTATTCCCAAGCTCTTACAGAGCAAGCCAGACCTTTAGTTCTCAGTCTCAAGTAATCCTGACTAAAGGGATTATTGTTGGAGAGACGACTGGTGGCGGTGGTGGCTATGTTTCGGTGAAGGTTAACCCTTCTGGCGCTTTGACGGTTGAGGCAGACGTTACGTCTTCTGTGCTTCCGACCGGAGCGGCTACGGAAACGACTCTGGCTGCTATCAAGACCGCTGTTGAGCTTCTTGATAACGCTGTCAGCGGGAATGAGCTTCAAGTTGACGTGGTGACGTCTGCACTCCCTACGGGTGCAGCTACGGAAACGACGCTTGCCTCGATTGAGGGCGACACTAGCTCATTGGCTGGCTGCGTAAGCGGGTCTGAGGTTCAGGTTGACGTTGTTGGAGCGCTTCCAAGCGGGACCAATACGATCGGCAAGGTGGACGTCAACACCCTGTCGGTTATCGACCTTTTGGACGCTGGCATTCTCGACACTTCCAGCACCAATATCGCTGGCAGCGCATCCAGCCCGACTCAGGTGGTTGCTTCTACGGCTGCGGCGACTAAGAAAATGCAGATTCTGGACACGACGGGGGCTTTTATCGGCCTTTATACCGGACCCTTGGCAAGCGAAGTGCTTCAGCTTGTTATCGGGCCGGGTTCGGACCAAACTATTGAACATGCAATCCCAGCTTCTACTCGCATCAGCCTGAAGCGGCTGGATTCTACCACTGCGATCTCTTCGGGTATCGTGGCGATTAACTTCATCGGATGATGAACTAGGGAGACCTACTTAAATGCCAGCAACAATCTTTGCAGGATCAAAAGTCAAAGCCCTAAAGGGCACAATGAACTTGAACGGGGGGGCTGATATCATCAGCTCTGCGACCGATCCGACGAGTGTCGCGGTTGATGCTTCTCCGGGCTCGCTGCTTCTCAATACGACGAGCGGCAAGTTGTATCGGAAGAATGACTCAGGCAGCTCGACCAACTGGTCTGAAGTGGGATCGGGCGGAAGCGGGATTAACTACGTCACGAATCCCACGGCTTCGACCGATACCTCCGGATGGGCAACTTATGCCGATGCTGCCGGTACTGCTCCGGTAGATGGCACTGGTGGTTCACCTACGGTCACTTGGACGCGCTCGACTAGCAGTCCTCTCCGTGGCGCTGCAGACTTTAACTTCACTAAGGACGCAGCAAACCGCCAAGGACAAGGCGTTGCAACTGACATTACGATTGATCTTGCAGACCAAGCCAAGATTCTGACGGTTAGCTTTGATTACGAAGTCCTGAGCGGGACCTACGCTACTGGCGACCTTACGGTATATCTGATTGCTGATCCTGCTGGCACTCCGGTTGTCATTCAGCCTGCAGGTTATCAGGTTCAAGCTGCTACGGCTGGAACCAAGATGCGTCAGATTGCCACGTTCCAGACGCAAGCAACGGGACAGACCTATCGCGTTTGCTTCCACGTCGCGTCCACGTCCGCGTTGGCCTACTCGCTTGCGATTGATAACGTCGTAGTCGGACCGCAGACCGTTCAGTACGGCGCTCCTGTAACGGATTGGGTGGATTACACACCGGTTTGGACGGCATCTGTTAGTAATCCGTCTATCGGAAACGGAACTTTAGCCGGAAAATATCGAAGAGTAGGTGGAAACCATGAGGTAGCCATCACAGTTATTCTTGGAACAACAACAACAATCGGTTCTGGTAACTACTTTTTTAGTACACCTTCGTCCATTGATACTACCAAGCTGGCTAGCTCCGACGTACGAGGCATTGGAACAGCTTATGTTCTAAACTCTACAATCGCAGGATCTATTGGCGAAGTTGAGTTTGCATCAAGCAATACAGTTTTGATTGCTACTCCTGCGATTACGACGACCAACAACACAGGAAATGCGCTTGGTATTATTGGTTCTAGTTATCCGGGAGGTGGAACCGGAAGCACAGCCAAAGCAAATGACGTTTATGTCTTGAGGTTTAGCTATCCCGTACTTGGTCTTAGCTCCACGGTCCAAATGTCGAATGACACGGATACGAGGGTTGTGGCTGCTCGTGCCTCGGGCGGTTCTTCCGCTTATGGTGCCGGTGGTATCTTACAATATAATAGCGTTACTTATGATACTCACGGCGCTATTACGACCGGCGCAGGTTGGAAGTTTACGGCTCCGGTTAGCGGTTATTACAGGGTACAGTTAAGTGCGACCCGATCAACTTCAGGCGTTCAGTCGCACGTGGTCTATGTAAGTGGGGTTATTTATCAGTTTGTCATGACAAATGTCAGTGGAACCACTTCGTATATGAGTGGAGCAACAACTGTCTACCTAAATGCTGGTCAATATCTCGACATCAGAACTGATAATGCGGCAACGATTGAAGTTGGTGTTATAACGGTCGAACGCCTCTCCGGAACTTCCGCAATCGCTGCGACGGAGACGGTTGCTGTAAGGGCCACGATCTCCGCTGGACAATCAATCGCGAATGGAGCGGCAGCGACCGTTATTTATAACTCTAAAGCATTCGATACTCACGGAGCTTTTAACGCTTCAACCGGAGTGTTTACGGTTCCTGTAAGTGGAAAATATCTGATTTCAGCGCAGATCCGTTTTGCAGCAGGAACATGGTCGGTTGGTGCGAGCTGTGCTTTGAATCCATTTAAAACAGGAAATCAGTTCGGTTCTGTTTATTGGGATAATCAAAACAGCACTTTTTCTAGAATCCCAGAGGCTTGGAATACTTGGACGATTGATGCTTTAGCCGGGGACACGCTTTATGTTCAGGCTGTGAATAACCTTGGATCTTTGCAAAGTCTTGTGGCTAGCGCATCAAATCACATTGAAATCTTCAGAATCGGTAACTAACCATGAAAAAAGTAATCGTTAAAAATCTTGAAGGCGTACAGACGCACGGTGCGCAGATGGAAGATCCGACCAAATGGATCGCAGACTGCGTTGAGCATGACTATTGGGGCAAGAAAGAGCGCCTTGTCCCTCAGGATGAGCCACACGAGGCTTCAGACGTCCTTGAGGAAGTAGACGTCGTCATGAGCCCTGAGATCCCTGCGGTGATGAATGACGCAGGCGAGATTGTGCAAGAAGCCATCCCTGCGGTGGTTAAGAAGCACGTCAAGCTCCGGGCTCAGTACACGGTCGAGATCGTGGACGTGACCGCAGAGCACGAGCTGGCTCAAGTGATCGCAGCCCGAAAGGCTGAGTATCCTTCGGCTGAAGAGTTCATGAACGCGTACTTTGACGGGGGTCCAGCAGCCTTGGGTGTGCTGATGCAGCAGCGGTTGGAAGTGAAAGCTAAGTATCCGAAGCCGGGGGTCTAATGCCTTACGAGACACTAAATCTTGGGATTGAGTTAACTCTTCCCACTACAGGGACGAGTAACTGGGGGACCACGCTTAAAAACACGACGTGGACCAAGATTAGTCAACACAGGCACACGGGAGGCGGTGACGGGCAACAACTCGTTACCGCTTCTTACGCTGCAAACTCGGTTACCTCTGCCAAGCTTGCAAAGAACATCGCTCTTGGCGTGGCTGCGACACTTACCCCTGCTGGCACGACTCAGACTATCGACTTCGACCTTGGGAACATCCAGACGCTCGACTTGAGCACGGCAACGGGCGACGTAACGCTTAGCTTTTCGAATCCACAGGCAGGCGCAGTCTACAAAATCTGGGTGATTCAAGGCGCTGTCTTCCGTGACCTCATCTTCCCTGCTGGCGTGAAGTGGCCGCAGGCTCAGGCTCCGATTCTTACGCAGTCTAATGGCGCCGTGGATCTGGTAGAACTATACTATACTGGCAGCGACTATCGCGGTCAGTGGGAAGTGAACTGGGGGTAATATGGATCCGATTACATTATCAGCTTTGATTGCAGCAGGAACAACTCTTGCTAGTGGGGTTGGATCCGGGATTGCCGCAGGTAAGCGCGCTAAGTACCAGGGCGAACAGTCTGCTATTGCCGAGCAAGGGAAGGCTATGCAGGAAGAGTTTTCCGAGCAGCAGGATAAAGAGGCATCAGCCCTGTCTAGCCTGATCCAGGCTTACAGAGAAAGCTTGATGGGTTGAGTATGAACCCCTTTAACGCAATGTCTTCTCGGAAGAAACTTGGGCTTGTAACAGATCGGGCATCTGACATGGCGTCCCAAAGCCCTTTGTCTGCGCTTGTTGAGAGCGAAAGAGAAAAGCTTGGGCCCATGACTGAGAAGGAAATGTCAGTCCAAAAGATGCTCGAAGGGGTTAAAAGCGATCTTAAGCCACCTTCGATGACTGGCGGCTTTGAGTCTAAGCCCATGAGCATGTCTGAAGAGGCTCCTAAGCAATACTCTCTTGGTGCAGACACAAATCTAAAGAAGGCTCTCGCAGAGGGTGAAAGCAAGGACTATACGGAGGCAGGTTCGGCAGCCATCAAGAGTGGCGCTCAGGCACTTGGTACGGTTGCAAAAGAAGCTGCAGCCATGCGTGAGATGCAATCAAAGATTGGGCAAGAGTCCGCCATTCAAGCTGGACGCGCAACTCGGTCGGCCCAGCAACGAGCAGGCAGAGGCACGCACAGAGCCCTTGCGGAGCTGATTGCGTCGTTTCGGAGCGCCAGCCAATGAGCAAGCCCTTTAAAGGCTATAATCCTAAACGCCATGCTCGGACGGGCGGTTTGAACGAGAAGGCTCGGAAGCGAATGAACCGGGAAACCGGATCTAAGCTTCAGGCGCCTGTGACAGAGAAGAATCCAGACCCAGGTCGAGCTGCTCGTAGGCGTAGTTTTTGCGCTCGAATGTCTGGAGTCAAAGGTCCGACGAGTGAAGGCGGAAAGCTAACCCCAAAGGGCGCAGCCCTGAAGCGATGGAGATGCTAGTATGATGGAAAAAATGGATCACAAACCGATTGCTGAGAAGGACATGGCGGAAGCCAAGGGGCTTGTTGCCAAGCTTCAAATGCTTGCCGAGAAGTCTGGAACGTCGGTTGAGCACCTTGTTGAAATGTGCTCCGATCAGGAAGGTTACGAAGAGGAAGAAGGCGAAGAGGAAGAAATGGGCGCCGGTCCTGACAAGGGCAAGGTTGCTCTCATCGTCGCCAAGATGAAAGGCCAGCAGAAAGCAGAGGAATAAATGCGTCGAGTCGATCTCCTCATCACTGCGAGCCGTCGGGCTACTGAAAATCAAGAGTTTACGGCTACGGCTGGGATTCAAGACGTTGAGTTTCTTCAATACTTGAATGACGGCCAGGAGGAGATCCATTCGATCCTGCAGAGTACGTTTCCTAGCATCCTGACTGCCTATAAGATTCAGACGGCAGTACAGAGTCAGGAAGCCTATAGTATGCCTAGGGATTTGTACCTTGGCACCCGTATTGACCAGATTGAGTACAGCCCATCTGGGATTGATACGGATTACTATATCCTGAAAAAAGGGCAGATTAAGGAACGTCTGAACACGCAGGCTGGTAATCCTGCATTTTACATCCGGCGTGGCGCAGAGATCCTCATTCAGCCAAGACCGCAACAGGCCGGGAAGATCCGGTGGTCTTATCAAAAGGCCATTCCGAAACTTGATGTGCGCCGCGGCACTGTGAGCGCAGTAGTTCTTGGAACGAGCAGCATCACTAGCCTGACTCTTGATGCCTCGATTTTCTTGGATGCGGACTCGATCATTGAACAGCAGTTCATGACGGTTGTGGATAAGAACGGCGTCGTAAAGATGCGCTCTATCCCTGTCACGGCTATTGATACGACGACCGGGGTAGTTACGGTTGAGCCAGGGTTTACCTTCCAGTCTGGTGAAACCATTGTCGCGGGCGATTATGTGTGCGCTGGCGACTTCGCTACGACCAACTCTGAGCTTCCCGAAGTCTGCGAGAAGTACCTGCTTGAGTACTGCAATCTGCGAATCCTGATGCGTGACTCCCAGACGGATTCCGCCCAAATCAGTCAGATTCTATCCAAGGTGCAGGAAACTCTGCGGATGGCTTTTGCAGAGCCGGATGGCGACCCGGATCGCATTCCTTTGCTTGATGTTCAGTTCCTCGGGGTTGAGGATTATTACCCATAAACTATGGCAGCCAAAAATCAGTTCATTAAACGATACAAGAACTTCTTTGGCTTTGATCTCAAAAGCTCAGACCTGAACTATCCTGAGAAGTACGCAACAGACATTTCTAACCTCGATCTAAACGCGGTGGGGAGTCTGATTAAGCGAAAGGGTACGACGCCGCACGCTGAAGGCGCTGGTCCGCTTGGCTCGTTTATCTATAACCGGATTGACGAGAACGGGGATGAGGCGCCAGAGCTTGTCTCCATCGGATCTACGGTCAAGAAATGGGCCGAAACTCGAATCGCCATTTCGTATTCTGGCGCAGAGGCTTCCGCGAGTGTTTCAGTCTACTACGATACGGTGACAAGCCAGTATCGCTGCATCCTGACGGCTGGCGCCACGACGGCTCTTAACCAAGGTTTAGGCCTTGGAGTGGATGAGACGACTCCCTATACCTGCCAGCAGCTTAGGAACTCGATTGACGCTCTGGCTGATTGGTCTGCCACGATTACCGGGACTGGCACGGTTCCTGCGGCTTACATCAAGAACGCGATCGACCAGGACGTGCTTGCTGGCTACACGCTGAACGCAGGGTACTGGACCAATGCCATTAGCCCAGTTGCAAGTCCCTTTGCGAACGGCATGGCGGCTGTAAATGACGAGGATTTTGAGCCTGCGTCGGCTGTTCAGATCCAAAACGTGCTTTATGTGGCTACCGGCAAGGACGAGATTCAGAAATATGACGGTTTTTCGGTGTATCGGGCTGGTGTCCCTACTCCTGCAAGTCTTACTTCTGCTGATGCTTTAGACGCAGGCGGATTTGTAGGCCGAAACTATGTTCACCGGGCGCGATATATCCAAGTAGATGCTTCTGATAACTTCACAGAGGGCAATCTGGCGCGAGTTTCCACTCCGATCAGCACGCAGCACCGGGCGATTATTAAAGGCGCTCAGACAACGGTTACGACGATTAACGTCGAGCCCGGCAGCGACATTCTGAACGGCGACACCGTTGAGTTCTACGACTCCGTAAGCGCAAGCCTTGTGACGCGCACAGTCACAGGCGTTTCTACGACTCCTCTTGCTATTACGATCTCAGGGGCCGCTGTAACGGTTGCTGATGCGGACGAGATCCTGTCTACGAACGCACGCCGGATTGACGTGACGGTGGCAAACGTACAGGCAGGCACAGGGTTTAACACGGGCTGCGCTATCGTAAACGGCAATCAAGGCTTTGGCCCATCGTCTTATGTCAACACGATTAACGTAGATAACGGCTCTGGCGGACCTCATACGCTACAGGTTGGGGATACGGCCTACTTCTATGATGGCAACCTAAATACTTATGTTCAGAGAAAGGTTACAAACGTAACCACAAACACGATCACGATTGCTGGAGCAGGCGTTGAGGTTTTGGATAATGCAGTCATCTCTGCAAACCTGAGAATCGGCATTTACCGGAACGAGACTTCAGCGACCGAGCCCACGACTTGGTACGAAGTGGTTCAGATCCCTAATAATAGCTTTGCGCCAACACAGGTTTATCAAGACAAGACTTCCGACGCTAACCTCGGCGTGGACCTGCTGGTTCCTTTGGTGGATCGTTCCCCCCCTCCCAAAGCGCGCTATCTGACAGTGTTCCAGAACCTGCTCGTAGCCGGATGTCTGACTGCTGCCCCTAACGTAGTGGCTTGGTCGGATATTGAGGGCGCTGAATACTTCCCGACACCGGACAATCAACAGCTCATTCAGAGCCTTGAGGCGGATCGAATCACTGCGGTTGCGCCTTCTAACGAAGTGTTGATCGTGTTCCAGCGGGAAGCCATTCATGCGGGGTCTGGTGACTTTGCGGACGGGAATATCCGATTCGACCAGATCACAAACGACGTAGGCTGCATCGCCCATCAGTCTGTCAGGGATATTCGAGGCGTTATCTTCTTCCTGTCTAAGATTGGACCTCGGAAAATGTCAGGGGCTCAGATTCCGAGCTCCCTCGGGACGTTTGAGGAAGTGCCTTTGGTTAGCCGGATTGACCCCCTGTTTAATCAGTCTGCTAACGTAGATGACGAGGATCTGTTTAGGCTTGGGAAGTCTTGGGCATTCCATGACCGGAAAGAGCAGAAATACCTGCTGTTCGTTCCTAAAGAGAGCGAGCAGGTGGGGGTTAGGTACTGCAACTCTGGCAGCGTGCTTTTGGTTTACGACTATGCTCGGGACGCTTGGCTCAAGTGGGAAGGCCTTAACGCTGCGGCTGGTATTGTGCGGTACAATGACGACCTGATCTTCACAGAGCGCAGGATTGATGAAGTAGGCGCCCTCAGGACGATCTCTTGGCGTCGTCAAGATACTGGCACAGCCTACGACTATAACGATCACACGCAGCCCATTACGATCGTTTATAAGAGCCCATGGGATTTTATGGGCAATGCCTCGGTCTTGAAGAACTATCTGACACTTCGGGTGTTTACGACCGACATTGTTCCGAACAACTTCACCCTGGACTGCCAAACGGAGCTAAACTTCATTCCGACTAGCCCTATCTCTGAGTTCACCCTAAACGTGGGGGCTGATGGGTATGGCGTGACGCCTTATGGGAGTTTCTACGGCGACCCGCAGGATAGCTCGGTAAAGCACAAGATCAGCAACGGTCGGGCTAAGTCTCTCCGATTGATCTTCTCGAACGATGAGCCTCAAACGGACATTGTGATTACCGGCTACGAACTAGAGGTTGTGGCGCCCTATATGCCTGCCATTAAGGTGTAGGTATGAGGATTCAAAGACCTAAAAAGCTTAGGGTAGGCCGGACGGCTGAGGAAATCGTAAAGTATTTAGAAGTTTACCTAGCCAATACCTTGGCCGACATTACGACGGCCCTGACAAACCTGACCTTCAAGGATAACTTCAAATCCTATACGGCCCGGGTTACGATTAACGCAGGCCAAGAGCTTCAGATCCAGCACAACCTCGGTGTTATCCCCTCCGGGAAGCTGATCCTTAAAAGCACGGGCTATCAGGTTCGAGACGGGGATACAGCGTGGACTTCGGACTATATCTATCTGAAGAACGAAGGATCTAACGCGGCTAGTCTAACAGTCGTTATTTTGAGGTGAGCAAATGGCATGGACCAGACAAGATGAAGAAAGGCTGCTGGAGCTTCAAAGAAAAGGACAGTGGGGTACTCCTGAAGTTCTTGAGTTAAATAATAGAAGAAGCAGTGCCTCTCAATTCGAAAGAACTTTAGCTCAAACTCCGGAGCTTCCAAAAGTAGACTTTTCTCAGCTCATGCGTCGTCGCCAAGTCGGGACGCCAGAGTATGCCGCTCAAAAGGCCCAGATCACTCAAGACGCGCAGCGCCAGCAGCAGCTTGCAGCGCGTCAGCTTGCCTCTCAGCAGGCACGATCGGGTGTCAGAGGTGGAGCTGCTGGAGCACAGCAGGCGAGGCTTGCAGAGCAGGCGCAACTTCAGCGTGCAAACGCAGAACAGGCTCTTTTTGCTAAGAACATCGCAGAACGCGAGAAGCTAGAAAAAGCTGCTCAGTTTGGCGGTCTTTCCTCGGATCTCGCTCGAATGCAACTTGCCTCAGCCGAACTTGGACAACAACGTGGGCTTCAGGCTGCGAATGTTACTGCAGATGCACAACGTGCTGCCGCTGCTGGTGCAAGCGGGTGCCCATGCTTTATGATTGTAGCAACAACCATTGCCTTCAATGTGGATGCAGCAAGAGCGGACTATTTGAAGGAAATGTCAAAGCTTGGAGAAGAACTAAACTTTGAAGTCCCGGCTGAAAAAGAAATGATCCGGCATCTTCAAGGTATTCGAAAAATCAGAGACTCTTGGTGCGCGGTTGAAGAATTGCGCGGTTATTATTGGTTGTCAGAAACCGTAGGCCATTACGCAGCTAAGAACAAAACCGCGACAAAGTTCTTCTTTAATACTTGCGTCAAACCTACCGTTGCCTGCGCTGAAGGTAAGGCTGGGTTCTTTGACAAGCTTTTGACCAAGACTTGGATCAAGTTCTTTGGCCTGTTTGGAAGCGACAAGCCCTTTACCCGTAGCAACGGTGAGGTGGTCTAATGCCTACGCTCGAAGAGCTGATGAATGAGTATAGACTTACGCCTAAAGTCGTAGACTTGGAGTCTACTGGCGAGAAAGGGATGTCTACACTCAAGACTCGGGAAGAAGCTGCGACCGGTATTAAGGCCCTTGAAGGCCTTATGGAGCAGGCGAGGAAGAGCGAAGAAGCAAGGGAAAAAGACGTTAGAAATCTAGTTCTAGGGCTTCCCCAAAAGCCAGAGCGAGATCTTCTTGCTGAAGCTATGGTGGCCTTCCTGCCTGCCCTGATCGGTTACGGTGCTGGTCGTGCTGCTGGTGGTGTCGGAGTTGCTGAAGCTGGGATCTCAGCCGGCGCTCAGGCTGGACTCACTGGTCTTGAGCGTATGGATAAGGCTCGGGAAGAGGAAAGAAAGCGTGCAGCAGAGCAGCTTAAGCTTCGCCCAGAGTTTAAAAAGCTTGAGTCTGAGTCTAGGCGGCTTGGAAACCTTGAAAAGGCTTATTACGACGCACTTGCTGGCGGCAAAAAGACGACTGAGTTTACCACTCAAGCAGTCAAAGAAACTCGAAAAAAAGAAGAACAGGTTAAGGTTGGAGCGCAGCCAAAGCCAAATATTCCAGGAAACGTCAAGCTTGCCCCTGGAGACAAAGTGATTGTTGATGATTTGGCTCGTGGGTTTGCAGGGCAGACAAAGGTGGCCATTGGTCTTGAGACACTTCTGAAGCAACTAAAAGATCCAAAAATCTCTTCATCACAAAAGATTCAGGCAGGACTCGATTCTTTAAAGCTTCTGAACTCTTCTGAAGGAAAAGATGCGGTTGGCGTTGAGGAAGCTGCACGAGTAGGCCGGTTGCTTCAGTTTAACATTCTTCCAAACCTTACTAAGCCAGGTCCTGCTTTTGGTCGGGATCTTAAAGAGTTTGAGAGTCAGGTTGCAAACTCAGCTAAAAGAGCAAGAAACCGAGCTGCTGCAACTCAAGGCGAAATCGACGTGATTATGTCGAAGTATGGAGTACCCGGAGAAAAGCCTAAGGCTGCAGCTCCAGCTCCATCGCCCGCTCCGGATCAAGATATGCGGGCTAAACTCCAAAAGCTTTCGGACGCGGAAAAGGTGGAGTTTATGAAGGCCACTCCAGAGCGTAAGAAGCAACTTCTTGAACAGGCAGGTAAACGATAATGGCAACGCCTAGCCCTTCTCCCGGTCCTTCTCCTTCGGCAGTACCCTCGATTGATGAGCTGATGGAGGAAGCAAAGAAGATCCCCTCGATGGAGGAGCTTGAAGCTGCTGCTCAAGGTCTTGAGCCTGCTGCTGCACAGCCTGCGATGCCTCCAGAGTTTAGTGGTGAAGAGTTAGCGGCTGGGGCTTTCCGGGCTGCGCTTGGAGGAGCCACGGCTGGGATTGCAGAGCCAGCTTACTTCATGCCCCTTGATGCGGTTATGGGAGCGATTGCGTCCTATGCCCGTAACAGCGAGTTCGACAAGGCCAAGGGACTTATCGAACGGATGCAGGAAGGGGTTGCCGAGGGCTACAGCAAGCAAAAGGCAATCGAAGCGAAATACCCGACCACAGCAGCAACTTTGGAAATGGCCGCTGGAGCTATTCCAGCAGTCGGACCTGCTAAGATTGGCGCCACTGCTGCAGAGAAGGCGATTAGAGCCGGGATGCGTGCGGTCCCTGAGTTTGGTGCTGGAGCATTAAAGGCTGAGAAGCCTCTAGGCGCCCTAGCAGAGCTTGGGGTTGCTGGCGCTAAAGGTGGCCTTGCGATGGCCTCAGGAGAAGAGGTTGAGCGCGGCGCAGCAGAACTGGCTGGCGTTAAGGGCGCTCAGGGTACTCCAGAGGAAATGGCAAAGCGTGTAGGCGTAACCATGGCTGGAGGAGCTGTAGCAGCTCCCGCATTCGGAGGCCTTATTGCTGGCGGGATGGCGCTTGAGCCTAAGATTAGGGCTTTTGGCCTCTCGGATGGCGCGAAGAATATTGTTCGGTTCCTCTTTGGCTCTCCCGTCAAGACGCAGGAGAAGTATCTCCGAGATCCTAGGTTTATTGACTCACTCCCTCCTGAAGAAAACATCGTTAATGTTTTTCAAGAGGTTAAGGATTTTGCCAAGGAAGAGTTTAGTGCGTCAAAAATCGAGTTTGATAAGGCTGTTGAGCAGCTTGCCGAAGCAGAGCGTGCCTCTGAAAAAGCGAAAAAAGTAAATGAAGAATTCCTAAACGAAAAACTTGCCGGATTTAAGGATCAACTCACAAAACTAAAAGATGAGCTAAAGAGAGAAACCTCGTGGATTCGAGAAGAAGGCGGACCACTGAAGGCTCAAAAGGCTGCTATCCGAGAAGAGATCGAGCCGTTCAAAGAAGCGGCAGAGTTTTCTAAAGAAAAGCTGCAGTACCAGACAGGATTGACAGAAAGACGCGCAAGAGAAGCGGCGCAAACCGAGATTGCAACTCTTAGGGCACAGCGCCAGGAGCCTTTTGCGAGTCCTTATGTCCGGATGGTTGAGGACGCTGTTACTGAAGTAAAAAAGAATGCTGGTCTTGCGTCAAAAGAAGCAATTGAAACTCTCACCGACGATGAGTTTATCCCGGTTTCAATCATTGAAACTGCCATTCAAAGGCAACTTGATGAAACGAGAAGGGTAATCGGAATTTCTCCGGTTTCTCAGGCATTGCAACGAATGCTTTTTAAAATGAAGGAGCGGGTTGCAAAGTCTGAAGTCCGTGCGCTGCCGGGAACCGAGCTAAAAAAAGAGATTCAAGACCTGCAGAAGATGCTGGCCGGCAGGGATGTAATCCGGTTTTCAGAACCCGCTGAGAATGCACTTAATGGCATTCGGAAGGATCTGAGTGATTACCTAAAAGGTAAGGATGAGTCAGGCAACTACCGCTATCCGGGTTACGCCGAAAAGATGGAGCCGGTCGCTAAAATGACCGCTTTCATCAATGACTTTGCAGCCAAAGCCTTTTCCACTCCGAGCAAGATTGAATCTGCGATCAAAAAGTCTGCGTCTGATCCAGTTATGCAACAGAGGTTTGCAGAGCTGGAAAACTACAGTGGGATGCCGATCTCTGAGAACCTTGCAGAATACTACAGGGCTCTTGAGGCTTCTGCTCCATCGGCGATTAACGCAGAGATCAAGAATCTTCCATCAGTCAGGGCTCTTGAGCGGTTGCGCGACGACCTATTGAATACTACAGACCCTGCGGCACAGGCTCGCATTCGAGCACAAATCCCTATCGCAGAGGAAGCAGCCAGAGCCGAGATTGAGCTGAAACAAGCCAAAGACCCGAAGCGCATCAAGGAACTCGAAGCAGAGCTCCCTGCGATGAAACGACTGAAGCAGATTGAAGGCTTGCTTGATCTTGCCGAGGCTGCTGATTTTGAAGCTGCAGTAATAAGAACGGTTCAAGACGTTGAAACTGCAGAGATTATCATTTCTCTAAGGAATTTAATTGAGAATCTTAAAAATCCAGAGCGTCGGAGAATATTTATTCAGAACGCAACACTGAAACAGACCTCTGACTTAGGGCAAGCGGCGGCCCGTGAGAGACAAGCAAAACAAGATTTTGAGGCGTGGCGCGAAGCGTATAATCCCATCAGCCAGAAGGAAACTGGCGAGACTATCGTGCAGGCCATCCTTCGGAATGCAGATGGCCCGATGAGCGATCAGGCTGTCAGAATCATGCGTGGCTTGTCTGAAATCCCTCAGAAGCAGTTTGAAGAACTATTTAAGTCTCTTGGAGTGGGCTCCCCAAAGGATTTGGACAAACTTGCAGACGCTCTAAGGGTCAGACGTAGCCTTGAAACCGAGCGCATCCGTGGCTCTTGGGGTGTGCAAAAGTATAAGTCCATCATGAAACCGATTGTTTCGTTCCTTGGAATGACGGACCCGGTAAATAAACAGGCCTTGAGCGGCACAGGTGATGCGATTGCCGGCATCGCTGGAGCAGTAGGGGCATGGATGGACATTAAAGGCGGAAGCTTTGCCAGAGCCTACCTGCGAACCATGGCAGACATGAATGGGGTCTTTACCTACGAGAAACTCATGAAAGCCCTTCCAGACTCTAAACGGGTTGCTGGGCCCATCGGCGAGTTTGTCTCAGACCTTGCTAACGGGGCGCGTCAGCAACCTGTGACTGAGGTTGCTCAGGTCAATCGGCAGTCTTTGATTGATGACATTAAAGCGAGCAGCTTGAGTCCAATCAAGAAGGCTAGAGCATCCCTCCAGGTCGCCAACGGGTTTATCGAGGGGGATCTTTTGGCGGACCTTTTGGAGTCGGGAATGCAGAGGGCCTCTGAGAAGCCTCTAGCGGCTAGAATGGTTGAGTTTACCCAATGAGCACTTGGATTCAGAAACTACCTTGGGTTGAGATTGAGGACGTAGCAGACGACCAGAATGTCCCTGCTAACATCATCGCGGCAATCGTTCAGACTGAGAGCGGGGGAGATCGCTTCGCTATTCGATTTGAGCCCCATTATAAGTGGCTGTTTAAGACTAAGGAACATGCTCAGGACAATCGGATTTCTGAAGCAACAGAGACTGTCATGCAGATGACGAGCTGGGGTCTGACTCAAGTGATGGGTGCAGTAGCTCGGGAGCTAGGACTTAAAGGGCCGATCTTCCAGATGTTAGAGCCAAAGACTAACCTTACTTATTGCTCCCTGCTGCTCAAACGGCTCGCGAAAAAGTATGCACAGAAAGATGATTTGATCGCGGCCTATAACGCTGGATCAGCGGTCAAAAACTTGGACGGGCGTTACAAAAATCAGCAGTATGTAGATAAGGTGAACGGCTACCTCCAGGACATAAAGGCCGCGCAGAAAGGGTGATGCTATTATGGAACAGATTATGCACGTTCTTCAGATGATCGTTGAGAAGGGACCCGCGGTGTTGTCCGCAATCATCGGCCTGCTCAGTGCTGTGATCGCTGTTTGCCTGCTGATCCCAGGAGAGCAGCCTGAGAAAGCCCTGCAGGCTATTGTGGACTTCCTGAAGAAGTTTAGCAGGAAGCCTATTGAGTGAGTGCATTCTTAGGCCTTTTCGAGTTACTGAAGGCGCTTCCAGCTATCATTAAGCTTATTTCAGAATTGTCTGGTTGGCTAAAAGCCACTTTCGGAGACAATCCGGCTAAGTTTATTATGGATTCTGCTGAAATATTTGAAAGGGCGAAAAATGCGAAAACTCCTGAAGAAAAACAGTCTGCTGCTGGTGACATTGCTCGGCTTATCCGTAGGCTCTAGTGCCTGCGGAACCGGGCCTAAGGTGACGGTCTGCTTGGTAGACGTAACCTCTGGCGGACTCCAGTGCAGTGATCCAGAAAACAATGTTGAGTTTATTCCGTTCGCGCAGGCCGATGGCTTTATCTCTCTGCGCCAGAGCGACTTCCAGAAGATGCTCAACTATATGGCGACCCGCTGCGTGAAATAATATGGCACTAGAGTCAGATAAGCACAGCAAATCTCAAGCTAAGGGATGGCAAGATATTGCAGCCATGTCTGGAGCTATTCCTCCAGAAAGTTCTCAAGAGTTTTCTAGCTTATCTGACTCTCAAAAGCTGAAAGCCCTAATAGATTTTTATCGGCAAGAGTTTAGCGTTCCAGAGAAACAGTTTCCGCATGTTGCCGGTCCAGTGGAAAAGAGCCCAAAAGAACAAAATGCACCGCTAGGGTACATGATGCCTACTGGTGAGATTTTCGTACACCCGCAGGGTTATGAAGGCATGGCAGCAACACTTGTTCATGAGCTGCTTCATGGGCGGGATATTCGAGAGAAAAGACCAGTTAAGTATCCTGAGCAGCACTTTTCTTTTGCTGAAAAAGGCACTCCAAAACAAAGCAGCGATCTGGCCGAGATAGCTGTTTATCAGCTTATTGATAAAATGAGAGAAGAAGCTTCTAAGCGCGAAAAATCGCTTTTAGAACGCCTGACTGGCCAACCTGGACGGTCAGAAGCTTATGAACTGATGTACCCTCCGGTGAAGAAATGAAAGAGGGAGCCGTCATTCAGCTTGTTCTGACTCTAGCCACAGTGCTTGGCGGCGGCGCTGCTATGGTCGGTTGGGCCTACGAAACTTTCGAACCTAAGGATTCTGCGCGTGAGAGACTGGTTGCAACGGAGAAGAGGCTCGAAAGAATCGAAGGCAAAATCGACCAGCTTGCAGATCGGATCGCGGGACCTCAAAGAGAAAGACATTGAGAAACTCATTCTCGAATGGCTCAACCTCCAGCCCGGATGCAGGGCTTGGAAGAACAAAAGCATGGGGACATACGATCCCGTCCGAGGGTGTTACCGGGCTAATCACAGTAAATTCTCCGAGAAGGGGTCTTCCGACATTCTCGGCATCTGGCAAGGGAAAATGCTGTGTATCGAGGTAAAAAGCAGACGAGGAACCCTTCGGCCTGAGCAGAAAGAGTTCCTCGAAACAATGAACAGGCTGGGTGCGATTACTCTGGTAGCACGCTCGCTCGATGATGTTTGTTCCGCTCTCGTAAGTATCCCCGACAGTTTGCGCACAGCTTATCAGCTTGAAGACTGAAGATCGGAGACGAGCAGCGGGTGCATTTCTGCTTGCGGCAGTCTTTGCAGACCTCGAACCGATTCAGGCCGATGATCTTCTTGCAGACTTTGCACTCACACTTATCCCTCGACAGCAGTCTCGACATTAGGCGTCCTCGCAAATCCGATGCGGGTTAGAGGTTTGCAGAACTCAGACTCTGGCTCGTAGAGAAGCGTAATCTCTGCCGTGAGTGGCACCATGACCACTTCCCCAGGGTAAGCGTAGTCCATGGCTTGAGACTTCATTCTCTGGGCGAGTTCCACCAATTCGTCTGGCTTCACCTTCACCAGTTTCGTAACGTGTGCTGAACTAGTCATTGTTGCATCCTCGAAAGAATAGAATCACGGCGGAGACACAGACTCCGTAGACAAGTACCGAGAGAACGTCGCTCATTTCTTCGCCTTCTTTTTAGCGGTCTTCTTTTTCGAGCGGCGTGCGCTCTCAAGCGAAGCGGCAACGGCCTGCTTCTGCGGATAGCCTGCGCTCATCATCTCGCGAATGTTCCCGCTCACGGTCGCCTTCGAGTAACCTTTTTTCAGTGGCATAATCCTCCCCCGAGTTAAACCCGGAGCAGGCACAGGATCAGAAACCCGCCCCGGGAACCACAACCCTCTTTCGAGGACTCACCGCCCTATGCGGCGAGATTTGGCTGGGGGGGAAGGAATCGAACCTCCATCGGACGCGTTAACAGCGCGTTGCATGACCATCATGCTGCCCCCCAAAACCTATCAGTGCTCTCTGTCAGGCCTCCGGTCGATGTAATCGCCCCAGACGGCCTCAAAGTTAGCGTCGTCTTCTGCTTCCATCAACCGGCGCTCTCGTGCCTCTTGATGCTCATTTCCAGTCAGATCCCACTCTTCGACGATCCGCGGGCGAACCAGAGGTTCGATTGCCATGCCTTTAGGATGTACCACCTTGGCGTTGTAGCCCTTCCCTTCAACCTTCACTCCCAGACGGTCTGCCAGTTCAAAGGCACAGAGCAGGATGGAACTAGCGTTAAGCTTCTCCCGGTGGATCGTTTCACGCTTAAAGGCTTCGAGTTCCTCGGGCGAAGGAGTGCGCTTGAAGGTGAGTTCAAACGATACCTTCCAAATAACATCACGGACTAGATTATAGGTCGCTGAAGTCTTTGCCCGTGAAAGCAGGCTTTGAATCAGCGCATAGTCCGACGCTAGGGGTTTTTTCGGCACTGTCATAATGGACTCCGTTTACAAGGTGGCACCAAGAACAGGTTACTTCAGTCAGGAGTACAGGGCAGGAAACCCGCCCCGTGTCCTGGCACTTGAGGCAATCGCTCACAGCTCAAAATCCCCTTGATCGGCTGGGTGCGCTGCTTCTGCCATCGCTTGCTGCTCTGCCATTGCCTGCTGAAAGGTAACCTGAGTGCAAACTGAGCCGAGGAGTTTAAGCTGCTCGATGCTCAGTGTAGCCGAGGACTCTGCGCCGAAGGTAGCCTTCGAATATGCGGCGAGTTCTTCTTTGCTCCACTGCGTTTTTTTGAGGACTTCGAGGGCTGCTTTCTTTTCGGGGTCGACGGGCTTCGGGAGGACAATCTTTTTCGGCTCAGGCTTTGGTGCCTCTTGCACTTCAACCGGAGAGGCAACGGCCTGCACTTCTTTCGTCGGCGGCTTCGAATCAAAATCTTCAATTTCTTCGGGAGTGTAAACGCCCACAGAGACTCCAGGATACACCGTGCGGATCCCCTCGGAGATCACGCGAGCACGCAACATAGCCCTCGGGTATTGCTTCCACACGTCCTTGCCGGTAAGGCCTGCAGCCTTCGCTTGTGCAATGGTCCATGCAACCGTGGCCGACCCACCTGCTGGGTGGCTGAAGGTTCCTGAGACTTCCGTATCGGTATACGCGTTCCAGACCACCTTCCCGCCTGCAGCCTGAAAGCGTGCAAGCATCGCGTCCGACTTCAAAGCCGGCCGTCCTTGAATGACATGATAATCCCGAGCGGCAGTAGCGGGGTGAAGACCTTCGGCTTGGGCTACGAGCATGAGGGCAATACCCTGTTCAGGGGTACGAATGCCGAACAGACCAGACTTTGCGAACGCTACTGCCATGCGTTCAATATCGTTAAACGGGACGACTGCAGACGACGGACTGGACACGGACAGGGCTTTACTTTCCATGGGACCTTTTCTCCTTTTTCAATCCAAGAACCTTCTCAACTAACTCACGGACTAACGGACCGATTGACAACTGACGCTCCCGAAGGAGTTTCACGTGCCAAGCCGGGAGCCTTACTGCATACACAACTAACAACTCGTCTCGCTCCTTGGGGCTCGGCATGCATGAGACTTAAACGGTTCGTAATACGGATGCAACTAAAATAAAGCCCCTCTCAAACTGGGATGGGTAAAGGACGAATAAACCCTTACGGTTTGAGAGGGGCGTGGCCGAATTAAGCTCCAGCCTTACGTGCTCCGTTTACATTACTTTCAGAGTATTGCGAAGCATCTTTTCCCTTGGCGCCGCCTTGTGCAGCAAGCTTGTCCATCTTCTTGCCGCCAGCCATTCCGCCGGTTTCCGACTTGTAGCTGGAAGCGTCCCGACCGCCCTTACCCTTCAAACTTGGCTCTTTACCTTTTCCGTATTCCATACCGTTCTCCTTCCCTGCAGGGGATTAGGCTGTATTATCGCCCGTTACATAATCCTTGCCAACCGGCAAAAATCCTTCACGATTTCATCAATGGACGATCATCACGAACTACTTGCGGCCCTGAAAGCGATCGCGCTCGACCTCGGCAGGACTCCAACTCGTGACGAGTTCGACAATCGAGTTCCAAGCGGGAAAAGCAGGCTTGCAAGGGCATTCGGAAGCTACACCGCCATGCTGCAGGCCGCAGGCCTCGAAGGGCACAATCCGAGAAAGAAAGACCGAACCCCGTTCATGCGCCGGGATTTGGCCGAGCACCTAGAGATCCAGCACGCGAGACTGCCCGCGGAACCCGTGGAAGCCCCTGCGCCAATCTCCAACGTGTTTCTGTGCTTGGGGGACACTCACTTTCCATTCGCCGATCCACGGGCATTAGAGCGAGTCTACGACCTAGCAGAGCGCCTGCAGCCGACTGTCGTGATTCAGATGGGGGATCTGCACGATATGCTATCGTGGAGCAAGTTCCCGTCCTCTCAGCTGCACTTCACCCCGAAGGGGGAGATTGAAGGCGCGTTTGAGGGTGCGAAGGAAATGTGGCGCAAGATCCGTGCCATAGTGCCGCAGGCAAGGCTGATCCAGATCAGGGGTAACCATGACATCCGACCCCTTAAAAGGGTCCTCGAGGTGGCGCCCGCTTTGGAGGTGTTCTTGGAGCTAGACCGCTTCTACCGCTTCGAGGGCGTCGAACTCATCGCCGACCACCGCGAAGAACTGATTATTGACGGCATCGCGTTCCTGCATGGCTACAGGACCCGCCTTGGAGATCACGCCAGTTACATGATGCACAACGCGGTAGTGGGGCACTCGCACCGGGGGGGCGTGGCTTTTAAACATATCCGGGGGAAGACCCTCTGGGAGCTGAACTGCGGCTTCCTCGCAGACCCGACCAGCAAGGGCCTAAGCTACACTCCCCAAAAGATCACAGACTGGACGCAAGGGGTAGGGATTATCGACTCCCTCGGGCCTCGGTTCGTACCGTTTTAACGGAAGCGGGCATCGTACCAGCCACGTTCTAAGCGGTCCTCGCAGGCTTCCGCCTTCGACTCTTGCCGATTGTCGAGGCACCGCTGACAGTACCCTTTAAGCGGCACTGGCGCCCGTTCTTCACAGTTAGCGCAGACCCTAGTGAGTCTCCGAACCGGCTTCTTCTTCGTTTCCATGTTCGTCCTTCTTCTTCTTCGTAAGAACCGTATAGCCACAGGTGGGGCACCGGAGAGCAAATAGTCCTGGGGCTTCCTCCCGGCGGTACAGAACCGCAACGTGGCACTCGGGGCAAATCTGCTGCTGGCGGTCATGGTCTAGCTGCTTCACCCTCTAGAGACTACCCGTGGGGTTGAATCCTGCAAGCGTATTGAACGCACCGCGGCAAGAACTGACTCCTTCCCGAACCGTTGAATCAGTGCAGCAACACGAGGCTGACTCTTCAGAGGCTGACCAGCCCTCGCAGCGTCTACGCACTCGGAGAGGGTCACCAGAGCCTCTGCAGTCAACCCTTGGACTGGAGGGGTCACCGCAGCTTCCTCGTCGACCTCAGGGCTTGCTGGAGCGTTTACAGGCGTAGCACTCACCTCAGGCTTCACAGCATCGTCAGGCACTTGAATGGCAGCGAGGACCTCGAACCCTGCTTCATGCTTCTTAGACCACAGAGGGATGCCGGTCTGACCCTTGGCACGCCCCTCCCCGCACTGGCAGCGGAACGCATAAGGCGCCCCTAGCTGCTCCGCGTTACGAGCTGCTGCCATGACGAACCCGGAACCCAGACACAACGTGCAAACATACGACCGAACAGCCATCCCATTTCCCCCACACACACGCCACGCGAGAACTAATAACAAGCACTCGCGAAGCGACTCTTCGTAGTTAACTCCGAGTCTCCGCACCCAACTCGAAGGCCTTACGGGCGGCCACTAGACGCCCTGTAGGCCGTTCTATCTTTTAATCCCATGAGGGGGATATAGGGGGAGACTCATAGCTCTTGTCAATAGAAAACTTGCCAGAGTGGCTTATAAACGATTTAGAAGTGAAAAAGTTTCCTGCCACCCTGCAGCATAGCCTTCGTGGTACTCGTCTAGGTTCTGCAAACCAGCGGCACGCATAAAGGCTTTTTGCACTGCAGCAACGTTCGGTTTCTCATTGTCGAGAATCTCCCTAGCTAGACTCTTCCTCAGATTGTCTTCGGACATTTTCAGAAACTCCTTGAGAGCGTCATAGCGACCTTTGTGACGCCCGTAGTCATGAGCGAGAGTCATGGCTTCACAGTCTCCCAGCTGATCGTCCCTTCGATCAGTAGACGCCCTGCGTTAGCTGTGAAGATATCGTCCGAGTATTCGAGCCGGGAACCGTGCCCGTAAACTCTTTGCGCTGCCATGCAAGTCTCGCCAATAAGCTCTCGAAGCTCTTGAGCGCTTTGAGTGCGCTCAAGGCTAGAGACTAGGGAGCGCTCCCCACCGAAGGCAGGGGTGGAATAGATAGAGTGCTTGATGCGGTATGTCATACGTCCGTCCCTTTCGCTGCAAGTCTCCGGTTCTGAGCCTCGGCGACCAAATCCCACGGTGTAGTCCCGAAATGTAACGCAAGGCGGCACAAGGCAGCAGGGAAGTTAATGTCTTCGATAGCCACCGGGCGATCTCGGGAAGTGGTAAGCATGGCGACTAGACCGCAAACTTCAGCAAGGTCAGCGATAGCTGGGATCATATCCTTAGGGTTTTGTTTCATGGTTCTTCCTTCGTTAGTAAGTAAGTGAGATCAGGAGGAGGGCGAGGCCCACGCCGATAGCGGCGAAGGCCTCCAGGGTGTCTAGGATCATAGGCCACCCGCTACAGAATCGACGATGTGAACAATCCCAGCATTGTTTGGGAGATCGCGGGAGATTTGAACCCAGCCCCGGCGCCCGTCGATGAACTCGACATGGGGGATCAGGTTCCGATTGTAGCACTCCATAGCCGCTCGGTTATGGTTGTCGTTTACGTCCAAGTCATAATCCCAAGACACCCAGTGCGTGAGGCCTGAGGCCGTTGTCGCCTTGATGCGGGAGGACCGCGTATTGGTGGGTCCGTAGTATTTGGTAACGATCAAAGAGCCTTTCATATTTTCGTCCTTTTTAAAAAGTGGGGCCGTCCGTGGCCCCGGTTGAAAGTTACGCGGAGAGTGCGGCAATGACTTGTTCCGCTTCCTCGGCAGGATGAGTGCGAACCCAGTCGAAAGACTTGTTCTCCCGAACCTCGAAGCCAAGCTTCTCAGCAGCGAGGCAGAACGACTGGACGTCATTATTTGAAAGGTATGCCTTCCCATTGTCACCCGTGACAGCCACAGGAACGCGTGCCGCCTTCATTCCCTTGGAAAGCTTCCCGAGGATGGAAAGCATCGTAGAATAATCATAATCGTCTAGGGTCGGGCCAAAGCTTTGACGCAGAGCGTAGGTATGCTCTGGGCTTTCGATTCCACTCTGAGCAGTAAAGCCGAAGGTCACCTTCGCGTAGCGGCTCTCGCTGGGGTAGTAACAGCAGTTCAGCGTGTAATGGTAATAATCCCCTGCTGCTTCGCGATTGAGGGAGATCCGACCGATAAATGACTTTGCCTTTTTCATGTTTCGTCTCTTTCTAAAGAAAAAAATAGGGAGAGATGCAGAGTCCGTGCCATGACGCACTGTAACGAAGTAATGCGTTGCGTTAGGGTAGTGGAGGCCTAAAAGTGTCGCATTCTGCTACAAAGTGTTGCACTTTGCTACACTCAGACACCCCAAGCCCACCCATCCGGCCGCCAGAACCCGACCACTTCGCTTTTCTATTGTAAATATTACCGTGTAAGTATTACATACCGTGTAATATGTTCAAACGGACCGAAAGCGCTTGTCGCGCCGAACTCGAAACCGCAGACGACTACTTCTCCCGCATCCTCGGAGTAGACCCTAATCACCCCTTGGCCGCTCAAGTCGTCCGGGATCTCATCGAGGAACGCTGCCAGGACTACCTACGCAATCGCTGGAGAGATTGGCCCCTCGGTGACCTGCTCATCCTCCTGAGCGTCCTCGAGCCCGTGCAGACCCCACACTCCGAAGCAGTAAAGAGGGGACCAGGTCGCCCCCGCAAAGTCTGATGCTGAAGGGTGAAGCAGGCGTCCCGCAAAAGGCCCGTCGTGCTGCGATCGACGCCATCCGGGAAGTCTTGCAGGAACTCACAGGAAAGGACTTCGGGCCCGACGCAGATCTTCGCGTCGTCCTGGAGCTGCTAGTCCATGGCGACCTCAAAGACGGTGAACGCCTGCAGGCATGGACCCAGCTTCTCAAATACACCCGAGCCCAACTCAAGGCTGTCGAGGTGAACGCCACAGTCAAAGAGGTGCAGGTGCAGCTATCGCCCAAAGAGGTGGAAGCCATCCTCCATTCCGACCCGTTCGCCCGGCCCGTAGAACTCACGCCCCGGGAGATTGGCTATGAACCCGATCCCGCGTGATGTTCAGCTCCGGGAGCTCCATCGCATCGCCTCGGGCCTCGAAAAGCTACACGCAGTCTGGCAGCCACACCCCGCTCAGATCATGATCGGAAGGGCCCTGCTTGCAGAGCGTCGCCGCCTAGTCTTCGCTCAGTGCGGTCGAAACTTCGGTAAGACCGAACTCATGGCCTACCTGCTTTGGCGGTGGGCTTGGACCTATCCGGGATCAGAGAACTATTACTTCGCCCCCTACCAAAAGCAGGCAAAGGAAATCCTATGGGCGTCCCGCCGCATCCAGACCTTCGGGCCGTTCGACTGGATTAGGTCCATCAATAACACTGAGAACCGAATCGAGTTCAACAACGGCTCATTCATCAAACTGGACGGCTCAGACAACGTAGACGCCTACCGAGGGGTTAAGCCTAAGGGCCTTATCGTTTACGACGAGTTCAAGGACTTTAGGCCAGAGTTCCACGATGCCTTTGATCCGAACCGTGCAGCCCATGACGCCCCTCTGTTCGTGATCGGCACGCCGCCTGAGACTGAGAATCACTTTGTCCACCTAGCAGCCGAGTGTCTTCGAGATCCCGCCAAGGCTTTCTTTCGGTTTCCTACGTCCTCAAATCCTCACATCCAGACCGACTGGCTCAAGGTGAAGAAGGAGGAGCTTTACTCCAAAAGTGAGGGGGACAAGTGGGAGCGGGAATACGAAGCCCTGTTCGTCCGTGGCGGCGCCTCGACTATCTTCCCCATGTTTGACCCCAGCAGGCATGTCAGGCCTCACGCTGCGATCATGGCTGAGATTGCCAAGGATGCCAGGAAGCTAGACTGGTATTGGTGGGCGGACCCTGCAGGCGCTTCCTGCTTCGCTTGCCTGTTCGTGGCGATCAATCCATACACCCGGAAGGTGTACGTCCTAGACGAGATTTACGAGACGGCTCAGGCTGAGATGACGGTCTTAAAGATCGGGCGCCGTGCATTGGATAAAAAGCACGAACTCATGCCCCGGAAGGACTGGCGCCAAGGATATGACGAAGCTGAGACGTGGTTCCATAACGAGATGCTGGACCACTTCGGAGAAGGCCTAGAGCCCACCCAGAAGGCTAAGTCTGACAAGCTATCCGGGCTGTCACTCATCAAGGACATTCTCTTGAACGGTAGCCTAGTCCTTTCGGATCGGTGCAAGAATCTGAAATGGGAGATGCTGAACTACCGGAAGGACGACAAGGGGAAGATCCTAAAGCAGCATGACCACGCCATTGATTGCTTGCGCTATGTCTTGGACGCAGACAAGTATAGTCTGGTCAAGACTACTGAAGTGAACAAAGAGGCTTCCGAGGACTTCCGAGGGGCTAGGATCACAGACGACTTCCCCGGATTCACTGAGACTGGCGAGCCGGTAGACGATTACGACATGGAGTGGGCATGATGCTTTGGATGGCAGTAGGGTTTAGCTTGATGTTTATCGTGCAGGTTGTTTGCCTTGCAGCCCTTTGGTGGACGACGACCGAGCTAAAAGCCATGCAGAAGAGCACCCATTCGATTCAGTACATGCCAGCCGACGCTGCATTCCAGAAGATGACTGACGAAGTGCGGGACAGTCTCACCAAAGATATTTTTGAGAACGTAGGGTAAGATCAAACCATGAGCACGACGGCCTACTCTTTTGACGACCTGAACTCGGACAAGGTTTACTCCCAGCCGACTAAGCCGATTTACGCAATCGACCTGGACGACCCGTCAAACGAGAAAGAAATCCTGAACTGGCTTCAGGCCGAGCTTCACTTCTTGGAGCATGAGAACGAGCCGCGGATCAGGATTCAGCGTCGAAATCTTGCTCTGTACAAAGGGATTCAATATCAGGAATCCGAGGCCCGTGCAGAGAACCGGGACCGCGCAGCCGACCGCTCTACGTTCCTTCGTAAGATTGTCGCCAACCACCTTTTCGACCTGACTAAGAATCGGGCTTCGAGGCTGATTAAGTTTAAACCTGCTGTCGCCATTCTGCCGACCAACGATGAACTGCAGGACAAGCTGTCAGCTAAGGCCTGTAAGGGTCTTCTGGACCACATTTGGTACGAAAACGATTTCGAGGGCATGATCCAGCTTCAGCTTGCTACCCATGCTATGGTCATGGGGGAAAGCTACCTGTTCGTTTGCTGGGACGATAGCAAAGGCCCGCTGTCCCCAGCATATGTTGAAGCGCGGAAGAAGCATGGGCAAAAGATCCCGCTTCTTGATGAGCAAGGGAATCAGCGCAAGGACGAGTCTGGTCGTCCTATGTTTGTTGAACGCCCGGTTCGTATTGGGGACGTGGACTACCGCATCGAGCTATCTCCTGAGGTGCTTCTCGATAAGCAGCCTAAGATGGACATGGTGAAGTATTGTTTCACCAAGGAAACGGTTAACTGTGACGCGCTTCGGATTCAGTACCCGGACAAGGCGTCCCAGATTAAGACGCACAATGACCAGATTTACGATTACGACCGAATGGAGCTTAGGCCCGTTCGAAATGAGATTACAGTTTTCACGTTTACCGCCAAAAAGCAGCCGGGCATGGAAAAGGGCCGGGTCATTCGGTTTACCAAGGACTGCATTCTGGAGAACCGTGAAAGCCCATACTCGCACCAAGGGCTTCCATTCATCCGTTTCACGGACATTGATTACCCTGGCGAGCTTTATGGCCACTCGTTCTTTGAGATCATCAAAGGGTTGACGGGCACTTACAACAACCTGACGAACATGATCCTGCGGAATATCCTGCTAGTGTCCCATCCTAAGTGGATGGTGCCTGCAGGTTCTACGGACATTCAGAAGCTTGGGAATGACGTAACTATCGTCCAATACAAAGGACCGCAGCCCCCAGCCCTTGCCGTGGCTCAGAGCGTGCCTGCGGACGTGTTTAAGTTCCGCGCGGACCTGAAGGAAGAGTTTCAGCAGATCTCAGGCGTCTTTGGCGTGTCTCGTGGCGAGCCACCTCCCGGCATTAAGGCTGGGGTTGCGCTTCAGTTTTTGAGCGAGCAGGAGTCTGAGCGATACAATGAGCTGGTGCTCAAATGGAACGAGTGTATCCGGCAGATTGCCGAGATGACGCTGTCTGTTGCGCATGACTATTACGATGACTCGGACAAGCGCATGGTCCGGGTATTGGGTAAGAATAACGAGTACATGACCGAGTTCTTCAGGGCTTCGGATCTAAACTCGGATTACGATATTCGGATTCAAAACTCTTCTGCGCTTCCTAAGTCTGTGGCAGCGCGGACTCAGACTCTTCTCGATCTTTCCGAGCGGTTCCCAGACAAGTTTACGGGCGAGCAAGTGATCGACATGCTTGATCTTGCACAGTCTGATAAGTTTGTGGACGCGGCTACTGTTGCGGTTCGTTCTGCTGAAGCTGAGACTGAGAAGCTTCTTGAGGCTTCTGAGCAAGAGGCGGAGGCCATGAGCCCGCAGGAGTTTGAGAACCATATCGTTCACTGGAAGGTTCACACCCGCCAGATTCAGGAGTTTAGCTTCAAGTATAAAACTTCGCCCGATAAGCAGCGGAACCTTGTGGACCATGTTTTCGTGCATGAAATGTTCATGCTGGATCAGGCCAAGGTGAATCCTAAGTTCGCCGAACTCTTGGCGCAGCTTGAACTCTTCCCAATGTTCTACAAAGTGAAGGTGGCAGAAGTGCCAATGCCAGCTCCAGCCCCACTTCCTGCTGGACCTGAGCAGATGCCTCTCGGCATGATGGCACCTCCCATGCCGCCAGCAAGTCCTTTGCAGGCAAACCCCCTTCCAGTTAATCCGGCAAACTCACCCATCCCAGAGCAGGCGGCTATGCCGGAAGCCCCTCCTCTCGAAACTCAACTCATGGGCCAACTTGGACCCGTTGAGCCAACTCGGGGAATCTAATGAGCGAAATCCAATCCACGGCGAACGTATCCCAACCCATCGAAACAGGTGGAGGAGAGTCGCCGGTAAGCTGGGAACAGCTTGATGCCGTCAGTAACTTCAAGTCCGAAGTAGCCAAGAACGAAGCTAAAGAAGAAATCCAAGCTGAGAAGGCCGCAGAGCGTGAGCTAGGGTCCAAGGCAAAGGATAAGGGCGAGGACTCCGATTCCAAGGCAGAGGCCAAAGCTAAGGCCAAGGAACCAAAGGCTAAGGACGAGGAGACTCGTGAGAAACAAGCCGAAGCCAAACGACTCAAGATCCAACACGGCGAAGAGGCCTTTGACCTTCCTCTGGATGCGAAGTTTCCAGTTAAGATTGACGGAAAGGTTGAGCAAGTTACTCTGTCTGAGCTTCAGGCGCGGTATTCCCAGCAGAAGCACCTAGATAAAATCTACACGGACTATAAAAAAGAAAAAGCTGCGTTTGAGCAGGAACGTGGCAAAATGAAGTCAATGGTGGAAAAAGTGCATGATCTTCTTGTGAACAAGAAGGACTTGCGCGGCTTCATCGAAACTGTAGCAGAACCCTTGGGCGTCGATCCCTCACAGATCTATCAAGATACTATGAGCCAGATGGAAGCAAAGTTCGAGGAAGCTCAGTTGTTGTCCCCCGAGGAACGTAAGGCACGGGCTCTTGAAGAGGAGCTGTCTTACTATCGCCGGAAGCAAGAAGAGGCAAAGCAAGCTCAAACCACGGCCAAAGCGAGGCAAGAACTCGAAACCACGGTTGAGTCTGTGATGCAAAGCACCGGGATGGATAAGGCTGCTTTTGTTAAGAGTTACGACGAGCTGGTGCAGCTTGGATTTAAGCCGGACGATCTATCCGCAGAACAAATCGGTTCATATTACCGGAATATGCAAACGATTACTCGGATTGAGACTCGTCTTGGCGAGAAGAACCCAGAGCTGGCTCAAGATCAGGCCCTTGTGGAGAAGTTAGCAACTTTGGCGATTCAAACTCAGGCAAGCCCTGAAGAAATCGACCAGGTGATTGAACAGCTCTACACGTCTGAGTCTGAGAAAAAGCTGGCAAAAAAGATCAACAAGTCGATCCGCAAGGCATCGGCAGAAACTCCCGTCAAGAATCCGGGCAAAGACCCGTTGTTCTTTGACGACATTTGAAAGGGTAAACAATGGCTCAGTTCAATCTGACGACCGCTACTAATCTCTTCAAGATCAAGTACGGCAAGCTCTCTGAAAACACCTACAACTCGGCAAACGTCCTCCTTGCCCGCGTGAAGAAGTCTTTCGACTTCACGGGTAAGCGCATGGATATCGCTGTCCCGACCTCCTTCGCAGGCGGCGTGGGCTCTGGATCTCTCCCGACCCCGAACTACGCAGCGATTCAGGACGCCCAGATCACGGCTAAGAAGATGTACTCCGTGATTCAAGTTGACCGCGAGTCCATCAAGGCTGCTTCGAACAACGAAGGCGCTTTCGTGGAACTCACCAAGTTCTCCGTCCAGAAGGGCGTGGAATCTTGGATGCGCAACATGAGCCGCGCTCTCTTCAACGACGGCTCGGGCTCGCTCGGCGTGTCCACGGCTGCTGTTGCTACCGGCTCGGCTGCTGCTCCGGTTGTGACCATTTCGGCTGCAAGCTGGAAGGAAGCTAACTTCGAAGAGAAGGACTACATCAACGTTGACTCTGTGGCTAACCCCTACAGCGTGTCGAACGTCTGGGAAGTCGTGTCGGTTGATCCTGCTACCCGGCAGGTTTCGCTGGCTCGTATCTCCGGCTCTGTCGATTTGACGGCTGATGCTGGCGCCAAGACCCTCATCATGCAGAACTCCCAAGCTAACGACCCAAGCGGTCTTAAGGGCGTTCTGGATGCAACCGGCGGATCGCTCTATGGCGTGTCCGTTGGCCGTCGCTGGCAGGCTTCGCAGCTTGCTGCAGGCGGAGCTGGCCTCACCCCTGACCTCATGAATCAGCAGATGCTTGAGATTCAGCGTAAGTGCGGCAAGGTGCCGAACCTCATCATCACGAGCTTCACGCAGTACCGTAAGCTCTTGAACGTCCTCGAAGACCAAAAGCAATACATCATCGAGCCCCGCTCTCCTGAGCTTCAGGGCAAGGTGAGCTTCCGTGGCGTCGAGTTCATGTCGTCCGCTGGTCCGGTCGGCGTGTTCCCAGAGCGCTTCTGCGAAGACGACCGCATGTACATGCTCAATGACAACTTCATTGAGCTGAAGCATCGGCCTGACTTCGGCTGGTTTGACGACGACGGCAGCGTGTTCCTCCGTACGGCTTCTTCGGACGCCTACGAGGCACGCTACGGCGGATACCTTGAGTCGTACATCGTCCCAAGCTTCCACGGCGTCATTACGGGCCTTGCGACCTAAGTAAACTGATCGGCGGGGGGTTTCGGCCTCCCGCCTATCTTTCCACGGAGAAAGAATCATGCTGAGAGAAATCAAGTCCCCACAACGTCTTCCGCGCCAGCTTCACTTCAAGGTGGATGGCACGGGTGGCAGTGCATCGCTTCTGATTGGATCGAAAGACGCTACCGTTGCTCGTTCCGCTCAGGGCCGTTACGTTGTTACGTTTGAAAAGCCATTTGCGCGTGAGTGCGTGGCTATTGCGAGCGTGATCTACGGATCGGCTGGTATCATTGCCTCTATCTCTGCAACGTCGGCCTCGTCTGTCAGCGTCCGTATTTATGACGCAGCAGGCGTAGACCAAGACGCGGACTTCCATTTGGTTGTCCAAGGCTTTGACGCCGTAGACGAATACTAAGATAGTTTAGGTGCGGGGTAGCTCAGAGGCAGAGCGGGTAGGAGCAAGGACGCTTCCCTACCAGTCGTCGGTTCGAGTCCGGCTCCCGCGCCTAACTTTTTGGAGACCTTATGGCTTCTGTCAGCAAATATAACATCGGGCTTGGGTCGCTCTCTGGAGCATCGGGATCGGCGGATAAAGTAAGCCTTGAGCAACACACGGTTGACCATGTGTTTGCAGCCGACGTGTCAGCTCTGAGCGGTGGCACGACTCTTGCGTTTTCCATCAAGACCTCGATTGACGGGGTAAGTTTTGCCGAGATTGCAACCGGCAGCGCAACGGCCACGGGCCTTAAGCTGATTACGGTTCCTTCGCCCCTAAGCTTTGTCCGTGTAGATTGGACGTTAACCGGTGGAGTGCAAACTGCAACGGTATCTGGTGCAATTTGCTACGATAAGAGGCGCTAATGTCGCGGGTGGATCTTTATCCTACAACCAAATCATCGCCATCAACGGCACAGATTCAAACTGGGACAGCTTTTGCTGGGGATAAAGTAGCTGCTGACGTCAATGTAATTGGCGGATCAATCTCAGGCACGTTTGAGCCGACCGGATTGTCTAAGAACGTCAAAACAAGTGTTGTAACGGTTACTGACGTACCAGCGTTGGTGACTCCTTCTCCGTTAACAGACCGCAACGCTCTGTCGATTCGTGTTTGGGGCGATCAGACGGTTTATTTTGGAGAGGACCTAACTGTTACGTCTACAAGCGGTTATCCTAAAACCACGCTGGAAGAGTTAGCGCTAGACATCAAAGAGAATCCAGCAATGGAAATCTGGGCAGTATGTGAGTCAGGTAGGACATCTGAACTAAGAGTACTGGAGCTAGCCTGATGGCATTCGTATCATCAACCTTCGCACCTTATGTCCCCCCGCTTAGGGAGAGAATCCTAACGGCGATTGATAGAGTGACAGTGATTAACTACTCAAACCTCGGGTCTTGCGAAGAAATTATAACAAGTATTGAATATACAGCGGCATCAATTAGCGCGACAGCAAAAGCCACTAAAGCGTTTACATACTCTGATACGACCTTCAGGTATGTAATCTCAGCTGTAAACTGGACAGTAGTCCCATGAGGAGAATGAAATGAAACTGTTAGACACAGAACTACTGGCCGACGTCGTGTCAGTGTACGATCAAACGAAAACAACGATTCAGGGGAATATTGAAAATAAAACCTTCAATAGCGTGCCCGTCCTTGGTTCGCCCGTCACCAAGTACGTTGACGTGGTCACCGATACCGGAATTTCACCTAACGGGTTTGTTTATTGCACGACAAACAACAGGCTTTTTATCGTCGGCGCAGCAATCGGAGCGGTTGCTGGTACTGCTCAACAGCATCCGATCATGCTTTACAATTTCAACCTGACCACGGGCGCTTCGAGCTATGTGGGCAGGATTGTTGTCCAACTTCCAATTTCAGGGACAACGGCGCACACCTTCCGCTCGATCAAGGTCGTGGACGGGCCAGGCACCACTGGTTGGAAGATTTACCTGACGACGCTTCAAACCTTTACGCAGTCGGGCCAGTTTTTGGTTAACAACATTGATCAAGCTGATTTTTCAGCGGGGCCATCACCAACCCCGATTCAATACCCAATCGCAGCGGGGACCAACCAAAAAGCCGTTTATCACCTGGGGCAATTCTCCCCATCAAACACGCTTTCAGGAACGCCAACTCTTGGAACGCCTGTCACGTTCAACGTAGCTGGGCATCCTTGGGTTAACGGAAACCAAGTATACATTTCCTCCCAAGCTGGTCCAGCGTGGACGTCTTCCACGTTTGCTGTAAACACTCGTTATTTCGTCGTCAACGCAGGCGTCGGAACCTTTCAACTTTCTGCAACCTTTGGCGGTACTGCAATCGCTGCGGCAGCGGGTCCCACTTCCGTTGTCATGACGCAAATTAATACCGAGATTGAACCGTCCAACGCAATCTATGATCCGACCAATGGACGGCTCTATACACACACCGGGCTTGCTTCAGCGCACCAATACTTTGTTCGAGATACTACCGCTGCGGTAACATATGCAGCAGACTCAAGCGTCACCATTACTGCCGCAGCGCCAGGAAAGGTGCAGATTGTCGGGCATGGCTACAAAGCAAACGACCTAGTGATGATTCTCTCAGGTACTGTCCCGGGCGGATTGACCTTGGGCACAACCTACTTTGTCGCTAACCCTACAGCAAACGACTTCGAATTGAGTGCAACGGCTGGCGGCGCTGGTATTACGACCTCGACGGCTGGCTTGGTCACCATTGGTCGCGCATGGGGTTACACCAACTCTCAGTGGTTGCACCGCACAAGCATCCTCCCAGCACTGACTGGAACGATTCTTTTGACTGACTCGGAAAACCAAGCGGTTCCGGTTGATGCACCAGTTAATGGCGGCATACTCAATGGGCAATCGTGTGGATTTCTAGCAACATCGACCACAATGTACTTGGGCCTCTTGTCTGAATTGACGCCACTTGCAACAACCTGGCCCTCACTCACCGCTGCTAACTATGCGAGCGGAGTGGGGCAGTATATCACCAACACGGCTGTCAATGCGTCGTGGTCTAACTCGATTGATCAAGCGATTGTGAATACTTCGGTCATTAACAAGTTTCTGACTAAAAAAGTCATTAACAACTCCGTCGATGCGAGTTTTGGTCAGATCGGAAGTCGTCAATATGAGGGAACAAGCCCACAAGGGGTTGAGCTAGAGCTGCAAGCCGCACCGATCGGATTTGGAAACCAGCTTGGTTGGCTCTTTGTTGTACCGTCAGGGGTTACTCCCGGGCAACGCGGCATTATCGCGATGGATTTGAAATCGGATATTGCCTGCACGACATCCTATATCGTCACGAAAGTTTTGGATTTCGTACCTACGACTACAATCAAGAGATTGAAAGCGACGGTTGAAAACAGGGATCCAGGCTCTCAGCTCGTAGTGTTCTACCGCACCTCAGGGTTCGGAAGCATCTCGGGTGGATGGGTGATGATTAACCCAGATGAGGTTCAAGCTATCGGGTCGGTATCTCAGATTCAATTCAAGCTTGGAGTCGCGGTCCAGTGCATCGGAAAGTCAACACCGATCCAGATCTCATCGTTTGCGGTTGGATATGATTCGCTCGAAGAGATGTCTGATTTCTGGGAATACTCTTACGACGACTCAAGCGTTGGAAGCCCGACCCGTTGCGGTTTCAGGCTTCGAGAGACCTATGCTGTGGCGGTGCCAAGCTCACTCACTTTCCGGGCTTTTGACCTGTCAAACAATATGCTGGTGTCTGAAAGCATCACGGCAGCGCCGACCAAGTTCCAATACTCAACTGATGGTGGGACTACTTGGTTGGCATTGGGAACCATTCCAAACACGATTGGGACGTTGATTCGGTATACCTTTACCTCGCCTCCTGGGGTGGATATCCGACCGAGCTTGAGAGACTCCTAAGGGGGCACAATGAGTAACCAACTAATACAGAGCGGAACAGTCGTACAGAGCACGTCCCTTGCTACAATTTGGGGGAACCAACTTGTCACTGGGAACGTCAAACAGGAGTCAAGTCAGGCGTGCATTGTCGATCTGATTCCGCCTGTATTTGGTGGGATTTCATTTTTAGGGTTAGGGGTTTTGGGCCAGTTTCAAGTGCAGTACTCAGCTGGCCTAGATCCCTCAACCCCGGTTAGATACGAGATTTACATTCAAGCGGGTACTGCGACTGGGCTTTTTAACCTGATCAATGTCGCGCTTGTGACGCAGTCTTTGACTACGGATCTGTTCGCACTCGCTGACGGGTCACTGCTAGTTCCAGCAACAACCTACTTTGTCGGCGTTCGGGCAGTGGATGCAGTAGGGAACAGAGATTCAAACCTAGTATCTCTCTCATTAGTTAGCCCCGGGATTACAGGCGCAAATATCGCCACGATTTCTGGCATGTTCGCGGTCGATGATACGAATGATTTTATCGGGTCTTTCTGGGTCGCTGACTCATTGGGGACGATTACTAACCCACTCAGGCTTGGGACCGCTTCTTTCATTGTCTATGACAACAACGGAAACGCCGTACCAGGGTTTACGCAGAGTGGGATTATTCCAGATATTAACGGGTTCTTCGAAATCACACCGATCCCGTCAATTCTAGATTTTGAGCACAACTTCTACGCGGCAAAAGTGACGATCGCAGTAGACGGGGTGCCAATCACCTACACGCTGCCTGTTACGCAGCAGCCTGTACTCCCTCAATACGAGACAAGGGCTGTCTTCTCGATTAGCCCAATTAATCAACTACAAGGGACCTTCTGGGTGATTAATAATACGGGCCAAGTTACTGACGACCTTGGGACTGCCTCATTCTCCATCCGAGACGTAAACGGAGCACTTATTGGGATAGCTCAATCCGGGCTTGTCGCTGACGTTAACGGATTCTACAAAATGGCTCCAGTTAGTGCTTCAGTGTTAACGTCCTTAACTCACTACACAGTTCAAATAGAAATTATGGCACACGGCGGCCCACGGACTGGTTGTGTAGGCTTGAGCATCGCGGAGTAAACATGGCACTGAGACGCGCTCAAATGCTAACTTCGACGAATTACTGGCAAGAGGTAAACCTTGCCTTCAATTTGCCGTTAGCGGTAGCGCCTCAGACCGTTATTTGCACGAGACTCTCAAGCGAGCTTAAGCCAATCGCCGTGCAATTAGCCGCTCAGTATTCTCAAACGGGCGACAACCTTAATGTGATGGCCTATTTGCAGCGAGTTGTTGGCCGCCCGATTCAGGCTGGATCGTGTACGTTTTCGCTTACGGAGATGACGGGTGACGGAACTTGGAGTGCGGTAAACACTGATACGGTGTCAGGCACTGAGGATGCAATCGGTCGATGGGTTGGGGTAATTCCAGCTGGTGACGTAATTACTAACCTCTGCATGGGTAAAAGCACGCTACGGGTGAAAGCGACATTGCAGCGTGCAGGTAAGACTTTTACAAAAGACATTTATGTGAATCACCTTGGTATCGGTGAGGCCATGGGTTTCTTTAGAACTAGAATTTTGCAAATCGAGACTGGTAAAAAAGACGAGTGACTGTAGAATTTACATGACACAAAGATCCGCTTTAATGACGGGGAGGGGACATGAGTACGCCAAAAGGTTATAGCTCGCAGGAAAAAGAAGACAGGTTATCAGCGCAGTTTTCTACTGTTGAGCCGATTAAAGAGCATCAGTTTGGCCTGTCGGTAGCCAACTACTCGACCGTTCAAGAATGGGCTACTGGCACGGTAGACGCTGGTTCTACTTCCTCGGTGTTGGTCATTACTGACTGCACCCCCGCCAAGGGCGATATCATCTACTTTACGGGCGGCAGCCTTTACGGGACCGAGGTCCGAGTCTGGAAAGTAGATGGGACGTCGTTTTCCCTTGCTGAGACGCTTTCAGTAGCTCCTTCGGCTGGCGACTCGATTCAAGTCCTTCGCTATAAGTCTCCGGTAGTTAACGGTGCTGGTGAGCTGATTGTTGCGCTTTCTGAGCTTGCTATCGAAGAAGCTGGGTCGCCCCTCGCTGATAGCAAAGTAAAAATGATGGGTGCCGTGGATAGCTCCGGCGATGCTCGCCAAGTGCTATCTGATACGGATGGACACCTTCAGATTGACGTGCTTTCTAGCGCCCTTCCAGCTGGTGCAGCCACCGAGACGACACTCGCCACCCTGGCTACTGAAGCGACCGTTAGCACGCTGGCTACAGAGGCTACCGTCAGCACTTTGGCTACGGAAGCCACGGTTGCTACGCTTGCGACTGAGGCAACGGTAAGCACTCTTGCCACCGAAGCTACTGTAGCAACGCTCGCCACGGAGGCTACTGT